ATCGAAAAGCGTCTGCCTGATTTCCCCATCGTTCTGCACGGTTCTTCTTCCGTTCCTCAGGAATTCGTTAAGATCATCAACGAGAACGGCGGCAACATGCCCGGCGCAATCGGTATTCCCGAGTCTGAGCTCCGCAAGGCAGCAGCAATGGCAGTCTGCAAGATCAACATCGACTCCGACCTGCGTCTCGCAATGACCGCAAGCATCCGTCAGTACTTCGCACAGCATCCCGATCACTTTGACCCCCGTCAGTACCTCACTCCTGCAAGAGCAGCTATCAAGGAAATGGTCAAGCACAAGCTGGTCAACGTTCTCGGCTGCGACGGCAAGGCATAATAAAAAAGCATCTTAACTAATTGGGAGGTGGTAAATTGAGCCGAAAGCACCTGCTGAAAAAGCCTGTAAAAAAGGCTTCTGAAAAGCATGACGAAGAGAATAATGCAGCAAAGCCTATGCGTGAAGCAAAGGCCGCGCGAAGCAATCCTGTAAAGCTATCTGCCGTACTGGATAACACTCTTGTCCTTCGCCTTGTTGCAGCTTCGGTTGTATTTGCCATTTCCCTTATTCTCCCGGTTCCAGACTTTGTCCAGATCCTTCTTTTGGCTTTTTCGGCTGTTATTGCGGGATATGACATTGTTCTACAAGCAGCTAAGGAAGTTGAAAACGGAAATTATCTTGCTACACCGATCGTTGTCTCAGTAATTGCAATTATCGCCTTCTTTATTAATTTCAAAATAGAAGGCACTGCACTTGTTCTTTTGTATCAAATCGGCTTTATTCTTCTGGATTACGCTGTTGAACATACAAAGAAAACTGCCCTGGAGCTTATTAAATACCAGGACGATGACATCAAATCACAGGTAAAAGCAATAATTGATGATGTAAGCTGCACAGAAATGAACATCTGTGATGTCATGAAAACAAGTTCTGGCGGCATATTGCGTCTTGCAATGATATTTGCTGTTTTCTATGCCATTGCACTTCCGGTAATCACAAGCTTCAGTTACCTAGTCTCCATACACAGGGCTCTGATGATTCTGTTGATTGCTACACCTATGTCTGTTGTTGTATCCATTCCGGTTGCGGCAATTGTCGGTATTTGTTACTGTGCCCATCAGGGAATCGTGTTCAACAACGCATCTGCAATGGAAACTCTGGGATACTCCCAGGTAGCTGTTTTTGACAAAGCAGGTATTTTTACAGAGGATTCACCCAAAATTATTGCACTGCACTCTGAGCTTATGAGCTCTGATGCCTTCATCAGTTTTATTGCTCATGCAGTTTATTACTCTGAGCAGCCCATTGCCAATGCAGTAGCTGAAGTATACGATAAAGAATATCAGTTGGATATCATAAGCGATTTCCACGATATTCCAGGATACGGTGTTGAGCTGACTGTAGACGGTATCAAAGTATGCCTGGCAGTAAAAGAATACTTGAGCAGCAGGGGAATAGACATTCCCGAAAAAGACAGTTCCGTCGGACAGACCTTCTATATGACGGTTGCCGGCCGCCCAATGGGTAAAATTGTTATCTCCTCCGAGGTTAACAGTGAGCTTGAGAATCTGGTGCCTGAAATGAAGGCAAATAAATTTTCAAGATGCGTTCTTCTCACAGAGGATAACAAAGAGATTGGCCAGCAGTTTGCTGAGAATATGAATTTCACTGAGATGTACCCTCAGTGTGACAGTGAAAAGAAACTGCGAATTGTCAGTGAAATATCCAGAAAGTCAAAGTCTGCTGTAAGCTTCATCTACTCAAACGGAATAGAAAGTCACAGTAAGGCTGATCTGGATATGCGAGTAAGCAGAAAGGCCAAATATGCCGACGCTGTTATAAATCCTGACTGTGTCAACAATATTCCTTTTGCTAAACAGGTTGCAAAAAGAGTGCGTGAGATAGCAATTGAAAATGCGCTGTTTGCATTCATAGTAAAAGCATTGCTTATTTTCCTTAGCATAATAGGATATTGCAATCTTTGGTTTGCTATATTCATTGATTTTGTTGCGGCAATAGCAACGATCCTCAATACAATCAGAGTAACAAGCGAATCTCTGATAAGTACAATAAAATACAAAACCGGACATTAAGAGAAGGGGACGGCCGAAAAGTAATTCGGCCGTCCCGATTAAATATATAAGAGTTTCATATAGTAAGTTTCTTTGTCCTACAACGATAAAAAGAAAAAAACTGTTTTGCTTGACAAGCACCAAATAATGCTTTAGTATATTTTCAGAGAAAGATATAGTGAGAGGGGACGCTAAGCTTCCCTTTGATTTAATTCCCTATTTGGTTCGCATAATACCTGTTATGCGTAAATATTAAATGATACCAAAACCGTGCAAAATGTCAACCAAGGAGAGCAAAAGAAGAAGCAAACCAAATAAAACACCACAACGATTCAAAAATATCACCTCATATATATAATAACACTATTCAACGTACCTCGCAAGACTTTTTACAGAACTTTCATGTAAACGTTCTTTGTCTTCAAGATAAGTAACTTCATCCTTATCCTGCTTGAGATATTCCATAAAAAATCTATCATTCATAGACCTTTTACGTTGTTCTTTAATTTCTTTATACAAAGAAGGGTTGAGATCCGCAAGCTTTTCAAAATTGTAAGCGGGAAGATTGATTGAGCCGACCGGAGAGACACCAAAAGAATCGGTCAAGAAAATTTTATCGTTAGGATTATCAAGAACATCCGGGTGGTCAACATGAAAAAAACCACCAATACCAGGACGACGACTAGAAAGACTCCACTCAGGTAAAACGCCGCGAGACTCAGCAAAGCCTTTTTCAGAACCAAGTTTTTTAAGACTATAGCGCGCAACATAAGCACAAGATTGCCACGAAACATTAGCAATAGTCACAAAACCATTCTTCCATATTTTAGCAAGCATTTCAGACTTATACAAGGGCTGTTTATGGACATTAAAACCTTGAAGTTCCAAATCATGAAAGTCACTCAAAGACAGACCAAAATAAACACCATGATAATGAGGACGAAGAGTAGATGGACCATATTCAGCGGATATGTAGAAACGTATCTTTTTACCTTCAAAATATTCACGGAGTCGCTTATTAAAAAGCTGAATATCACGTTTTACAGTAGTAGGAAATTTGGTCAAAATAGCTTCACCTGTAAGGGAATCAGGAATATAAACCTCGTCACCATAAGACAAGTGTTCATTGTCATATGTCAAAGTCAAAAACACTGCAGTTTTTGAATGGTCAAGTTCAAGCATCATCCTATCAGCCCAACGGCGAGAATAATCAAGACGACAAGCAACACACTTTTTGCAGGGCACAAGAATAGCTTTATCTTTCCACTCAGAAGGAAGAGAGTCCAAATATTCATTGGTAGCATGGATACCTTGCCCAGCAACGAATTTATATTTAGTTTTCCCTGCAGAAGTCACACCGTCAGCAATCATCAATCTTGGATGATAACAGGACATTATATCACCTCTTTAACTGCCAGACTTATAAACGCTGTCAGTCAGGGGGTATATATCAAGTAGATATACCCCCTGACTTTTCGCATTACGAAAAGTTACCAATAACGTATAATATTGGAAACTGCGTTTCCGATCGCAGAAGTCGCAGCACCAGCAGCAGGCCCTCTAACAATAGAAACAATACCACCAATAGCATTGGGAAGATTACGAAGAAGGGTGTCTTTCTGCGAATCAGTAAGACCATTAGTAGATTTAGCTGAACCAACAGAACCGTATGAAACACCACCGGAAGATGAAACACCTGCATCAGACGTACCATAAAAAGAAGCTGCTCCAGAGCCAGAATAACCCAATACAGGATTCAAACCGGCAGCTTTAAGGTCTTTAACCTTACGCTGATAAGCAGTATTTGCAAGGGCTTCCTGGTAAGCAGTTGAAGCATCCATACCATACATCTCTGCATATGGAGCATCTATATATTGCAACTGTTGAGGGGTGCTGGGAAGACCACCAGAAGCAGAGCCAGCATCATAGTAAGAAGGAACACCGTCTTCTTCAGGAGACTTATTCCAGCCTGGATTGCTTATGCCTGCTCGCCATCCATCCAAAAGACCTTCTTTTATTTCGGCAAAAGACAAGCCTTGACCACTATTCGAAGTGGGGAGAGGAGTGTAATCAGCTGAATTAGAGGCATGAGTCCTGAACGCATCAAAAAGACCAGAACCGGAGGGAGCAGCACCACTAACAGTGTCAACATTATACAAAAATTTTGCAGAAGACATTCTTTACTCCTTTCAAAAAATAAAGAAAAATTAAACTTAAAAAGAAAAAAGAAAGAGAAAGAGAAAACGCTTAAACACAAACAAAAAAAGGAAAGGCTTTATTTTTTAAGTAAAGCCCATGGAAATCCATGGGCTAAAAGCTGCGCGGCAGGAAAAATAATAGAGGGCGCGCGCGCGATGTGCGCTTTGTAGTAAATATGCAGATCGCGCTTCGCCCTCTTTCCGCTGCGGCGGGGAGGCTCGCTCCGCTCGCGCAAATTGATATGACTACGTCATTTTTATGCTCCCGAAGGGAGGCAAAACAGCCTACAATGTACCGTTTCAAATCGAGAATCCCTACGATTTGAAAGTTAAGATATGCAAAGGGGCAAGCTGGTCAATTGTTGTTCAAAGGAAGTCATTATGGTCAGGGACGCACATCGGCACCAAAGGATCCTCAATGGGAGCAAGAGGCCCATCAGCAGAGGCGTCTTCAGGGAAATAGTCAAGAAGAGCGGCAGTCAAACGATAAACGAACTGCCGAAACTCAGAATCGTAAAAGTCAGCGGCTCTATTCCTAACAAGCTCTTCAAAATCCATAGACTTTTCAGGAAAAAGCTTGCCATGGATAGCATTACCTACAGCAGAGAACCCAGCGGCAAGACCGGCACAGATAACAGGGGCTAAAGTAATAAACATATCCTGTCCGAAAAAATGGACAGCATCCATTTCAAGCAGAATATAAAACTCCGAAATCATTGTAGCAAGAAAAGCCTGCACAAAAGTCTTTACAGCTCTAACAAAAGTATCATTCATAATAAACTCCTTAAAAATGGCCCTCAAGCATGGGGATAGAATACATGGGCATGATACGGGTATAAGTCGCATCGAAATAGATATCAAGGAATGCCTGATTAGCAACCTGTGAAGTCACAGCCAGAGCGCGGTCGAGGTTGGTCTTGTCCTCACGGATCCAGGAGTCAGAAAGAGTAGGGGCTTCCGTGTAGAAGTCAGAGAGATGCCAGGATGCAAGAGAGTTCTCCACGCCGGGACGCATTTCTGAACTAACTCTATTAGGCTTATAACGATAATCAGACCAGGCTTCCTGGTAGCCAAAAACATTTTCCTGACCATCAGCGGTAAAATAAATCTCACTTTCGAAGATAGGCTGCTCACCGATATTGGCGAAAATCGGATTATAAAAATCGGTAAAGGAATTACGACTCCAGAACTTTTCAAGTCCCTGAGGATAGGAATGGTCATAGCGCATAACACCAAGGCAGAAAAGATAACCATGTTCAGTAAAGGATTTTTCAAAATCATAATGTACATCATGGGTGAGGGACATTGCACCAACATCACCAAGAAAGTCTTTCTCGGCCTGTGCCGTATTAGTTACCTGGTGTATCTGTACGGGAATACGGTTACCACCAAGATATTCGGGAAGCTGAAGACGTGCATCGGGAGAAGTTACACCGAAAAGACCGGAAAGCATCTCAATGTAACGAGAACCGGAGCGAGCCATAGATTCAAGGAAGCGCTGGAGGGAAAACGCAAGGCGAAGATCATTGATAGTAATATTGGTGTTAAGGCCGGTAGACTCAGGAATATTGACACGAAGATTAGACGGGATAAGAGTACCGTTAGTGCCATTAGTGGCGTAAAGCTGTCTATTAGAGTTATCACCAACACCGGCATAGATTTCGGCATTATACTGAGTTTCACCGGGACGAGTAATATACGCTTCCATAGTGTCAGTACCAAGCATAGATGCAGGGAAGACAGAGCCGGTAACAACAGGAAGTTCACCAGAGAAAGGAGTGAAGTTAATCGGGAATCCTACGGGATCGCCTTTAAGCGGAGCAGGCAAAGCAGAAGTAAAATAGTCATGGATCTTAGCAGCACGAAAAGGCTTGCCACCGTTAGCAACGTCATCTACATAGTCATCGCCGTTAGATCCTTCCTGGTTAGCATCACCAAGAGGAATATTCAGAGGATCGGAAACATTCTGGTCACGGAAAAAAGTATCGCAGATAAGAGCGTAGCCACGGAAAGGAAGAGCTGTAGGAATGCGATCACCTTCAGAAAACTCAACTCCGACAGGGATGCCCATATAGTCAGCTATAGTGTTAATAGCGAAACCACCTTCAGGAGACTTTATCTTAGGCATAGTATAGGTGGTGGAAGGCGCCCAGGCGCTTTCAGTATTCTCACCACAAAACTCCTGCCAATGTTCCCAAGTAAGGCGGTTGGGAACAAAGAACCAGTACACATCAAAGAACACGTTGTCCATTATAGGAGTAAGCATAGTCTGAAGACGTATTACCTTTGAGGTCTTCATACGGACAGTATCGCCAGGAAGAATCTCATCAACGTAGAGGGGAACAAGATCACCGGCATTAAATGAAGTCTTATGGGAAGATCCACGGTCAAAGATTGAACGCGGAAGAGCAACGCGAGGAAGCTGCGAAAAATGGGATTCGGTATTTCTATTCATTAGTTCACCTCAAAATCAATAGAGTCAACATAGCGGAGGACAAGAGAAACATTAGTTTCATCTTCCATCAGAACGCGCCAGACTACACCGTCATATTCAACACCAGTTGAGGGATGGCGGAAACTGATAATCTGACCTTCATGGAATTTACACTTTTCACTTTTCACTCTGTAACCTCACTTTCAGCAGCAGAGGGTTCAACATTCACGAAACCCATCTTTTCAAACCAATCAGGTGTACCGATAGATGCAAACCATTTACCACGGTCATTATCAAAAGACTGCTTAACATCAACGGGAAGGCCTTCAAAGGCCTTTTCAGAACGCTGTACGAGTTCATAAGCTTCTGCATAGGTCTGAGGGAACTGGGTGAAATCGGCGTACATAGGAGGCTTAGGATTAAGGACAGAAGTATCTCCGGCCTGCAGCTTGGCAATGATAAGAGCCATATCTGTCTCGGACTTATGAGAATTAATCTTAGCTTTAATATCCTCACGACCAGACTCACGAAGAGATATAGTGCCATCAGGATTCAGACGACCTTCACGGAGAATATGAAAATGATCACCGACATTAGTAGTAAACTCATTAGGATCAGACTGGCGGGAATGTTTATGTCTCACTATTAAGCTCCTTTCCAACAAAATCAGATGCACAACACACAAAAGTGGGAGCAATCTTCTCTATAGCACCAGTATCAGAATCAAAAGTGCCGATATGGTAAAGAGAAAAATCAGCAGGGGAGAAACTAACCATGCTGGAAGAGTTAGAAAAAGCAAAAAAGAAGCCACGCTTAGCGGAAGAATCACCAACATCAACAAAAGGATTTCCAAAACCGACTTTAGAATCACGAACAGAATAGACATTGTACAACATTAGAATCTCATACCTCCACGAAATATTACCTGTCTCAGGTTTACAGCTTTAGTGCGGATAGCACTATTAGTAAAATGTGACTTGTCAACAGTAGGGGGGGCTTTACTTCTCATAAAATCATCCTTTCATAGTTCGCATAATACTAATTAAACGAACTAGGAACCATGCGCAAAGGAGAAAACATGAATATCGACAATATACAGGACGCTCCTGATATTCTGATGGAATTTCTGGATTATCACTCAACTATAAGAGGGCATTCAGACAGAACGGTTGCCGGATATTATCACGACTTAAAAATTCTTTTTCGTTATTTGAAAAGACGTAGACGCATTGTAAGCAGAGACGTTCCATTCAATGAAATTGATATTACCGATATTGATATAGATTTCATTAAAACAATTAAAATTGAAGAGCTTTATAGATATCAATCATTTTCACCTGAAATGGAAAATTCGGATCATGCTTTGTCTGCTGCAAGTCGTTGTCGTCGCACTTCGTCTGTAAAGTCCTTCTTTAATTATCTTACACTCAAAAGACACCTTCTGGAGCATAATGTTTGCCAAGAACTTGATATGCCTAAAAAGGTATCATCGCTCCCGAGGTATCTTGAGGAGGAAGAATGCGAAAGATTGCTTGCAGCCTGTGACGGGCAATACGCATATCGTGATTACTGTATTCTAATGCTTTTCCTCTCCTGTGGCCTGCGTATTTCAGAGCTGGTGTCACTAAATACTACTGACATCTATGAAGACCATCTACGTGTGCTTGGTAAAGGCAACAAAGAACGGGTTATTTTCTTCGCCGAAGGCTGTAGAGAAGCTTTGGATGACTATCTTTCTGTCCGGGACGAAGAAAAGCTGCCTGATGATGAAAAGAAAGCCTTGTTCATAAGCCGGGACAACCGACGCATCAGTACCCGCGGAGTTCAGAAAATGGTTGATAAAAAGCTGAAGCTCGCAGGGCTTGACAGTACCAGATATTCGCCACACAAGCTCAGGCACACAGCAGCCACTCTGATGCTCAAAAACGGAGTTGATACAAGAGCTCTGCAGGAAGTTCTGGGACACAGTAATCTGAACACTACACAAATCTACACTCATTTGGATAACAGCGCACTACATGAAGCAGCAAGAGCCAATCCTATAGGCAGAAAAACAAAAGCAGAAATTGAATCAGAATAAAAACACATTTTGGTTACAATAAATAACAGCTGTCATTTGAGCGACAGCTGTTATTTTTCTACTATTTGTATTGCAGATCCTATATCAAATGCAGGTAAATCAGTTATGTAAACTGGTTTAACGTTATGTAAACAAAGAAAATTTAATATCGAATCTTTATCAGGATGATTATCCAGGTGTCCTGTAAATGCAATAGAATTCTCAGACATTTTAAATGATGCACCACCGATAAATCCATAATCAAAACCATTGAGAAAAATGTATCCAGGTCTGATTTTCAGCACGGAAATTCCTGCTTCCACTGCCCTGCTGCAAATTCCTACATCTGAACTTATGATAGCGTTTTCATTCACTACACATACAGAACATTTACTATAGCCCTGCTTTACTTTAATTGTTTTAAGTTCGCAGGAGCTTGTTAAATATTCAGCAATGCCGGCGTTTGCAGTTTTGGGGTTATAAATAAGATTATCCCCGAAAAAACACAGATTAAAACCAGCATCAAAGGGATACACTTCTCTTTGCTCTGAACACGGGAAAATCAGTTTGAAACCGTAATCCTCCTCCAGCCTTTTGGCAAATGCACTCCCCTTCAGATATGTGGAAGCAGCTATTTCATTTGACCCGAAATGAAACAGAGACAAGTCTGTATGTCCGGATAGCCTCTTGTCGACAAAAGGGTTATCAGGAACAAATATCGGATAAATGCCCATGTTTTTCAATGTTTTTTCTAATAATTTAGAATATTTACTTCCTATTAACACTATTTTGGTGTTAATAGGAAGATTAGCTTTAGCTACGTAATTCATTTTATCTTGATAACACAGCCGAAATTGCTTCACTTATATTTTTTACTGCTATAATTTTAAGCCCTTTGGGGCAGTGTATTTCATCTCTCACATGCTCTGGAATAATACAGCACTTAAATCCCAGGCGGGAAATCTCTGTAAGGCGCTGGTTCAGAGCACTTACGCTTCTTATTTCTCCCGACAGTCCTATTTCACCTATTGCGGCAAGATCTGTTCCAAGGGGTCTGTCAAGGTAGCTGGAAGCAACAGCGAGAGCTGTTGCAAGGTCAGCAGCCGGCTCATCCAGACTCAAACCGCCAATTACATTAATATATGCGTCACAACTGCTGACCCCGATTCCTCCACGTTTTTCAAGTACAGCAAGAAGCATTGCAGCCCTGTTGTAGTCTACACCGTTGGTTCTTCTGGATGCAT